GTCAAATATCAGACGAAGGTTCTGATAGTTCTGAAGAAGATGACGACTTTTAATATAAATAAATCTGAGGTTTATTATGAGTGATGAAGAAACAGTAGCAGTTACGTCTGTAGACGCAGTTAATATGGCTGCCGATGGTGATGTAAATGGATTCAAATCAGCTATTAATGACTTGTTGATGGATAGAGTTAAAGATACAGTTGATTTAAAAAGATTTGAAGTTCAGAATAATTTTATGTCATCAGTAAGTGATGACGTTGAACAAGAAACTGAAACAGAGGAATAGCAATGGCTATCAAAAGATTTAAAGCATACGTTGCCGAAGAAAACACTGCTTCTGATTTAGCAGCAAAAACAACAGCCACTAAGAAAGATGAGCTGAAACCAAAGGCAAAAGGCGAAGAAGAATTTGCTAATGCACATAAGGTTGAGAAAATCCCCCACCCTGTAGCAAAGGATCATCAGTTCCAAGGCTCTCATGAAGAAATCATGGAAGCATCTGTAAAGGAAGAAGATGACTGCGAATGTGAAGAGGGTGATGATGACTGCGAATGCCCCGAAGAAGATGAGGAATCTGATTCCGATTTGTCTGAAGGGAAAGTCGTAGATCAGCTTACTGCTATTTCTAAAGGGAAAGCTGCAAAAAAGGTTAAGTTTGGTAACGGTAAAAGTGAAGAGATCGATACGACCACTGCTTCAGCGTTGCTAAATATGTTAAGAAAACTCAAGCCAGCTAATAAAGCAAAGGCTGAGAAAATGTTGGAAAAGTCGCCTGAGGGTATGTTCCAACTATTAGACGTTGCGTTTGGAGGCAAGTAATGAAAATTTTAGGTACAGCTACTGCTCTTTCTACCACAGCAACAAAGTTCGGTAGTGCTACAGCAGTTTATGTTTTTAACACCCATACTGCTGATCAAACAGTTGAAGTACGAACTGTAACTAAAAGCGGATCGGGTACTGGTACGGTAGTTGTAACTGCTGCTAATACTACAGCTGTTGGTACTGGCACTGATTTTACTGGCTTTGCTGTTAATGATATTCTTCATGTTGGTAAGAATAATTATAAATTTACAGCTATTGCTAATGGTACAGTTGCTACGATTGCTTCTGATGTAGCAGGCGAAACGCTTGTAGGTGCTTCTTCTAATGGCGACTATGTTGTGACTGACCCAGAAGGAAAAAGATTTAGCACTAAAACTGTTTATGTAGCTAAGAGTTCTGGGTTGACGTTATCATTAGAAAGAAAAGACGGAATCAGGGGTGCTGCTACTTTATATGCGACCGAGGTTGCTGATAGCGGAATCTAAAGGGTAGATATATATTATGGCTGAAATGATTTTATTAAAGAATAATGCGAATACAGTTTTTGGTAATACATCATTTGAAGTTACAATCAGCGGTGCTAATGTAGCTATAATGACATTAAAAGGGTATACTGGTCAAAAGATTTGGTCTCTCCCTGTTAAACCAGGATCTAATGGATCTTTTAGGGTTGCTAAGAGTGCTAATGATACGTTTGAATCTACAGAAACTGTCACTTGTAGCACTTACTAATAAGAAAGGAAAGGTAAAATGAAACTAATCTGCGAAGTAAATGAAGATATTAATTATCTGACAGAAGCTAAAGATGAAAAGGGCAGAAAGTCTTATTTCATCGAGGGCGTTTTCCTGCAGGGAGATATCAAAAACAGGAATGGTCGTGTTTACCCTGCAGAAGTTTTAGACAAGGAAATTGGTCGATATAATAAAGAATATGTTGAAAAGAACCGTGCGTATGGTGAGCTTGGTCACCCGCAGGGTCCAACAATTAATTTAGAGCGTGTATCTCATATGATTACAGAGCTGAAGCGTGATGGCTCAAACTTCATGGGGCGTGCTAAGATTATGACTGAAACGCCATACGGTGCGATTGTTAAATCACTAATGGATGAGGGTGCTCAATTAGGTGTATCTTCTCGTGGTATGGGTACAGTTAAACCAAATGGAAAAGGCGTAGCAGAAGTGCAAAACGACTTCTACCTTGCGACTGCAGCTGACATCGTAGCAGACCCATCTGCTCCAGATGCATTTGTTCAAGGTATCATGGAAGGAAAGGAATGGGTTTGGGAAAATGGAATTATCCGTGAAGCCCAAATAGCTGATTATAGAGGTAAAATTGAAAGAGCATCTTTAAAAGAGCTTGAAGAAGCTAAAATTAAAGTGTTCGAAGATTTTATTTCTAAATTGTAATTTTTATAAATACACGTGTTAATTTAATTAATTTGTACAGGAGAAAATCCGATGTCTGAACAAGACTTAAAAGAGCTAGACGAGACTATTGCTGAAGAGCAAGAAATCGTTGAGACTGCTAAGGCGGAGGACGAAGTAGATGGTGAAAAAGCTGCAGATGATGTAGCTGACACTGTTAAAAAGTCTGCACCTGCCAAGACAGCTCCACCTAAAACTAAAGTTGGCATGATCAATGCCATGGTTGATGCTATGCAAGGTAAGAAGAAAGATGATCTTGCTGCTGCGTATAAAAGCATGATGTCTGCAATGAAGTATGAGGGTTTTGAAGCTGAGGAAGAAGTAGCTGAACAAACTCAATCTATCAAAGAAATTCGTCAAATCTCTGCTGAAGATGTTAACGTCAGTGAAGATGTTACTGCTATGTTCAGTGGTGAAGAACTTTCTGAAGATTTCACTTCAAAAGCTACCACTATCTTTGAAGCTGCTGTAGTATCAAAAGTTAATCAAATCTTAGAGACTGTTACTGTAGATTTTGAAGCGGATCTTGAAGCTGAGAAAGTTCAAATCGCTGAGAAACTCTCTGAGCAAGTAGACTCATATCTTGAGTATGTTGCTGAAGAGTGGATGAAGGAAAACGAATTAGCTGTTGAGCAAGGCATCCGTGCTGAAATCGTTGAAAACTTCATGACTGGTTTACGTGGTCTGTTTGAAGAAAACTACATCGACATTCCTGATGAGAAAGTTGATCTTGTAGATGAGTTGGCTTCAAAAGTAACAGAACTCGAATCTTCAATCAATGAAGAAATGGAAAGAAACATCGAGCTTCGTAAGGAGTTGGTAGAGTCTAAGCAATCTGCTATTCTATCTTCTGCTTGTGAAGGAATAACTGAGTCTCAAGCTGCAAAGTTAGAGTCATTAGCTGAGGGCGTTGAGTTCGAAGATGCTGATTCTTATGCTGCTAAACTTGAAACTTTAAAAGAAAGCTATTTCCCTAAAGAAGAAGTTATTTCTGAAGAAGTAGTTGTCGATGAAGACGAACCTCTTGAGTTAGAAGAAGAGGCTACTCCTGCTACTGATCCTAGCATGAGCGCATACTTGAATGCCATTTCAAAAAGCATTAAAAAGTAATTTTTTATAAATAAACTGTAATAATAAAAAAGGTCTTATTTAAGGAGAACCTAAAATGTATCAAACTGACGAACTTCAAAAGAAGTGGCAACCTGTATTGGAGCACGCTGATCTCCCTGAGATTTCAAATGCTCATAAGCGTTCAACAGTAGCCACCCTATTAGAAAACCAAGAACGTGCTGCACGTGAGCAAGGTGCTCAAAGCGGTGGCGCATTTAGTCCTTCACTTCTAGGTGAGGCAGCTCCAGCTAACGCTACTGGCGCAAGCGTAGACAATTTTGATCCTGTGTTGATCAGCCTTGTTCGTCGCTCTATGCCAAACCTTATTGCATACGATATCTGTGGCGTACAGCCAATGACTGGTCCTACTGGTCTGATCTTCGCTATGCGTTCACGCTTCGAGAGCCAAACTGGTGCTGAAGCATTGTTCAACGAAGCTCCAACTGATTTCTCTGCCGATGATGACGGTGGCGCAGCTCAAGCAGCTAACGCATCTGGTGTTGGTACTCAAACTGGTACTGATCCATCTGATCGTTCTTCTGGCGGTTCTACTGGTGGTAACTACAGCGTATACAGCGGTATGTCTACTGCTTCAGCTGAAGGATTAGGCGGTGCTACTAATGATCACTTCAACCAAATGGCGTTCTCAATCGAGAAGATCTCAGTAACTGCTGTTTCTCGTGCGTTGAAAGCTGAGTACACTATGGAACTTGCTCAAGATCTTAAAGCTATCCACGGTCTGGACGCTGAACAAGAACTTAGCAATATCCTTTCTGCAGAAATCCTGTCAGAAATCAACCGTGAAGTAGTTCGTACTATCAACTACTCTGCTGTTTCTGGTGCTACTAAAAACACTACAACCTCTGGTACTTTCGATCTAGACACTGACTCAAACGGTCGTTGGTCTGTTGAGAAGTTCAAAGGTTTGATGTTCCAAATCGAGCGTGATGCTAACGAAATCGCTAAGTCTACTCGTCGTGGTAAAGGTAACGTGATGATCTGTTCATCTGACGTTGCTTCTGCTCTTCAAATGGCTGGCGTTCTTGATTACACTCCTGCTCTTAGCAATAACCTTCAAGTAGATGATGCTGGTAATACTTTTGCTGGTGTATTGAACGGTCGCATTAAAGTATACATTGATCCATACTTCTCTGATGCTACTAACAACTACTACACTATCGGTTATAAAGGCGAATCTGCCTTTGATGCTGGCTTGTTCTATTGCCCATATGTGCCTCTACAAATGGTACGTGCTGTTGGTGAGAATACTTTCCAGCCAAAAATCGGCTTTAAGACT